CCTTGGGTTCCAGTAGTTCCTTGGGCTCCAGTTGTACCTTGGGTACCTTGAGCACCAACATCTCCTGTACGAGCAAATGTGAAGAGAAGTGCATCTCCGTCAGTAAATGTTCCGTTACCAGAAACATATGCAACTTCTACATCAAACCAGTTTGGAGCTGTGTCTGTAACACTAGAGATTGTGTAGAGCGCAAAAGTAGCGGTGTTAAACTTCTTAGAAACCTTTACGTGACCCTTGATAGTAGATGTTGAGTCATCAATAGTGGCTAAGAAGTTAGACACATCGTAGTTACCATCAGCAGGATTATCATCAATTGCAAGGTGTGTAACTAAAGACAAATTAGCATTGTTTAGACGAGCATTGTTGTCGCCTGGGTCTGCCATTGTAGTAGTGTCATCGTAGTTGTAAGTAACTGTGATACCGCCAAATGAACCTTCGGCTCCTTGAGTACCAAGTTCACCTTGAATACCCTGGATTCCTTGCTCACCTTGTGTACCAGTCGTACCCTGTGTACCAGTCGTACCCTGTGTACCAGTCTCACCTTGGGTACCTGTAGTTCCCTGGCTACCTGTGGTTCCTGTAGTTCCCTGAGAACCAGTGGTTCCTTGAGTTCCTGTTGTACCTTGAGTACCTGTTTCGCCTTGTGCGCCAGTTGTACCTTGGGAGCCAGTTGTACCGACTTCACCTTGAGTTCCTTGGGTACCAGTTTCACCTTGGGCACCTGTAGAGCCCATAACGCCTTGGGTACCAGTAGTTCCTTGAGTGCCTGTAGTTCCTTGGCTACCAGTGGTTCCTTGGGAGCCTGTTGTACCTTGGCTACCAATCTCACCCTGAGTTCCAGTTGTACCTTGGGAGCCTGTTGTACCTTGAGTACCTTGGGCACCGATATCACCAGTACGAGCAAAGGTTAGAAGAACATCGTCTTCAGCTGTAAAGGAACCAGAACCAGACAAATATGTAATGTCAATATCAAAGTATGTAGAGTTATCAACCATTGAGTTGATTGCGTACATAGCAAATACTGCAGTATTTGATTTTAGCGAAATCTTTACGTGACCCTTAATCGTTGATGTAGAGTCATCAATTGTTTGTAAGTATGGGTGAACGTCTATTGATGCAGCGTTAACATCATCAATTGCAAGGTGTGTTGCCGACGCTAGTGCAGCGTTAAGACGAATGTATGTATTGCCTGGGTCTGCCATCGTTGTTGATGAAGCGTAATTGTATTCAAGAGTTACACCACCAAATGAACCTTCAGCACCCTGAGTACCAGTATCACCTTGTGTACCAGTAGTTCCTTGGGTTCCTGTGGTTCCCTGGCTACCAGTAGTTCCTTGAGAACCAGTAGTGCCCTGTGTTCCTGTGTCACCCTGTGTACCTACAGTACCTTGAGAACCTGTTGTACCCTGAGAGCCTGTGGTGCCTTGTGCACCTGTTGTTCCCTGAACACCTTGGTTGGATGTAATCCAAGCAGTGCCATTCCATGTCTTTAGGACGTGGTCAGTTGTGTCATAGTAAATCTGACCTTCAACTGGGCTCGCTGGAGCAGAAGACGTTGGAAGGTTTTGGATACGGGCATTCTGTAATTCCAGTTTGCCTAAATCAATTGGGGTTAAAAACTTACGTGCCATTAGTTATATCTCCTTAAGATAAGTAGGCAGAACCTGAAATTGGTGAACTAAACGAAAGTATTAAGGAGACCGTATTAGTGAACGCTATTTCACCCTCAACTATGTTACCAGCAGAATCTTGCGCTGTAACGTTAGGGTGAAAATTTAAATTGTGGGTTATGTTCCACGTTGTATTTGCCACACCTTGTGTGTGGACGTATGAAACTCTGGCGGTAGTAAAGTACTTGTTTGTTGAACCCTCAATTAAGTCATCGGTACTATCAAGGGAGGCGTTAGCAATAGCGTTTTCTAGTTGCTGGAGAGTTACTCCTCCGCCCTGTACACCTTGCACACCTTGCGTACCAGTAGTGCCTTGAGTTCCTGTGGTGCCTTGGGTACCTGTTCCAGTTATTCCTTGACGTCCCTGTACACCTTGGGTACCTTGAACTCCTTGCGTACCTTGGATACCTTGAGTACCCTGTAAACCACGAGTACCTTGTATACCAGTTCTACCTTGTAAACCTTGTGCTCCTTGAACGCCACTTGTTCCAGGAACTGCAACTTGAATTACCTCTGCGCAACAGGTGTTACAGCTGCAAGAAGCAGAGTGAGTACTTCCTGGTCTTGTCATTGAGTTACCTGCCTTGTAGTAATAATTGCTCCACGCATATAAGTTTGCACTTGTGATGTGTCAGCAATTAAAGTTCCTTGAATATCCCAGTAACATTTTTCTGGAAGTAAGTTTGTTTGCTCTGATGTTAGAGAAAGTTGAAGTTGGTCTGTTGTTCCAGTTACATTTTCAATAGTGAAATCAACTATAGACACAGCACTTCCAATTTGATTGGAGATACTTGACTCCCAAGTGTAATCGGTTACGTCAAATGAATCTGGGAAATCAAGAATCGCAACAAAAACATCTCCTTCGTATAACATCAAATCTTTTGTAGGAACTGATGATGGAGCAATGGCGCTTCCATAACTTGGGATTGGCAAAATTACACGTTGAGGCATAGAGCGGTCGTTAACTTCTAGTGGAAGATAAATTGGTACGTAACGATTTGTAGTTTTTGAAATACGGCGCAATGAGAATACGTCTATCTTGTAAAGACCAACGCCTAACTGTGAGCATAGTTCACGATACTGTTGTTTGCGAACTTCAATCATTTGCATCAACTGACGGTAGCGCTCAGAGCGTGGAATTTGAACTCCATCAGGAGCAGTAATGTCAATGTCAAAAGAAGCATCTGTAGCTAGTGTATATAGAGCCAAAGTAGACGCATAAGTTACTACTGGGTATTCTTCAAGCCCTGGAAGAGTATTCATAAGAACTGCTCTTCCGTATGTATCAGCGTGGTTAGCTGTGTGCTGTTCAAACGCTGTGCAAACAAACTGTTCTATCTCTGTAACTGTAAAGTATTTAAAGTAAGTTCCTGCTGCAACAACTACTGTTCCTGTTTCTGGAACTTCGTCAAAAGTCATAAACCCAGTAGTTTCTTCAACATCTACTGTGGTAGAAAAATCTGTGCCATCTAACGTGATAATCATATTAATAGCGTCTACAGGAGAGTAAGGAAGTAAATAACGGTTTGTAGTTCCGTCAGCGATAAACTGATAGACAAATGACTTTCCAGTGTCACCAAGTTCAGAACGTAGTCGTTCTGCAAGACTGGTTAGATTAGCCACGTAACCTCCGTAAAATTATAAACAATAATCTCACAACTATTAATTTAAAAAAGGTCCAACCCCCATCTGGGAGGAGGGCGGGAACCAGATGAGGGTCGGACTACTGTAGACGTGCTAACTGTTTAGTTAGGACGCCAAATGTATCCAAGTTGTTCTAGATAGACTGCAAGACCTGATGGAACACGGTACTTAACACCAGCCTTAAAGGTGTAATGGTTTCCGACTCCGTAAGTCATTTCTTCAATGTCTGTAATTGTGCGAATGACTACTGAGTCATTTGCAACTGTAACTCCAACATCTTCAATATCATCTAGTACAAGTGGAGCGTCTGGATTCTTCGGGTCGAAGACATCGTTCTCAAGACTCTCTGCCTCAATCTGAGCAGCAATTGAAATTTCATCTTTACGTTTACGTAATTCTGCTTGATTTGCTTTTGCTGCTTTTTCTGCTGCTAGACCAGTTGCATCTAGCGGACTTGTTGGTTTATTTGCCACGGTGTATTTCTCCTAAAATAGTTTGTTTAATTGTGATGATTGGGGGCCCAGGAAGGAGTAGGGCCCCCAAACATCTGTGTCTTAGTTTGTGTAAACCTTGACGATAGCCTGGTCGGTGATAACACCGAGACCCCAGATTGCGTACCATGCAAGAGCGTGCTCACGACCGAAGTCAAGAACGCCACCATCACGTAGTTCAACTGGGAGAGAGATTGCGTGACCAAATGCGTTGTCACCAATCATGATTGATTCGTAAACTTCAGCAGCGTTACCAGTTGCTGTTGTTAGGTAACCCTTTTCTGCAGTGAAATCTGCAGACTCTGGGTTTCCACCTGAACCTGGGGCTGTGTTAGCCTTAACAGGCACAACTCCCTGGTCTGCTGGAACACCAACAGATGTTGAAGTTGTGTATGCAGCATTGATTGCCAACTTCTTAACCTGTGTTGTTTCGATGAATACTACGTCGTATAGACGACCAATTTCACCTAGCATGAAGTTACCTGGAGCAGCGTACTTTGTAACTTCGATGAACTCTGGGTTCGAACGAAGGTCACGAGACTGCTTAGGGTGTACAAACTGTACGTAAGTCTCACCTAAACGAGGAATGTTCTTACCAGCAAGGGTAAGAGCAGCATCCTTGATTGCACCAGTTGTCAACTTAAATGCGCCATCAAGTGATGCAATTGAAGTTCCAGCAGTACCTTCATCGTAGTTTGTGAATGCTCCACCTGTGATGCCTGAACGGTCGTAACCGAAGACAGCAGATGTTGCAGCAGAAAGTGTGTTGCGAGCCTGTACGTCTAGGTATTGTGCCATGTGGCGACCAAGAAGACGTGAAGCAGAAGCCATAACGTCATCGAATGATGCGTTAAGTAGGAGTTCTGAAACTGCTACTGCGTAGCCGTGTTCAGCAACTGTAATCGCAATCTGCTCTGCAGTAAGAGCGTTCGTTGTCATACGAACACCTTCTGTTAGAGGAGATGGGTCTACAGCAAAGTTCTTGTAACGAAGGAAGTTCACACGAAGACCAGGTGCTACACCTAGTTCAGTCTTCTTAACTGCAAACTGTTCGAAACGAAGAATTGGCATTGCTTGGAACAAGATTTCCTTGCTCCAGATTGTTTGAATTGCTTGGTTCAAAGATGAGTTTGAACCTGAGTAAGCGGTAGGCGCTCCTGCGAGTTGCCCTGTACCTGTAATTGCACTTGCCATTGAGGTCAAGTCCTTTCATTAGTTGTTTGGGGGGGATTAACCGAACAGTCCCTGACCACGGTTGCTGGCTGCAGTGCCAAGTAATTTGGCTCTTTGTTTCGAGTATTCTGCCAATGACATATCCCTGATTGACTCAGGTGAGTACGATTGTTGTTCCGAGTTGTTATCGAGGGGTCCTGATGCTGGAGCCGTTACACGTGCTCCAACCATTGCTTGCTTTGCATTAGCAGTTGCCTGCTGGACATCTTGCATAATTCCTGCAGACTTGTCCTTGAGCGTTGCAATGCTTTGCTCAATTTCTTCTTGCGTATTACCGTTAACAAGGTCAATGAGTAGAGGG